CCCCGTCGCTCCCGTCGCACCAGTAGGCCCCGTCGCTCCCGTCGCACCAGTAGGCCCAGCCCCACCACCGCCTCCCGTCGTCCATAATAAGGCTCCCGTGGGTCCCGCAGGATTGATGCCCAACACCTGCCCTACATCTCCAAAATTACCATCTGAATCACGAATCTGGTAGAGGTCCGCATAGCCATTCACGGTCAGATTCCGAGCAGGACCGCCGAGATTGCCGACATAGACATCCGATTCAAAGGAGGTCAGAACGAGTTGGTCATTGTAGGACTGAGCGCCTAACTTCTGCGTATTCTGAGACACTGCGGTTGTTGTGCTGACATCGGCGGACCCTCCCCCTTTTGTAAGGGTGATGCTATTCCCCGACTGACCCAGTTGCTGAATACCACTCACGGTGCCACCACTATTCAGTAGAGACCAAGACGCATTCACCGGGAACGGAGGCACTCCAAAGGATACGAACTGTGCCACGTAGGGAAAGCCCTTGTATTGAACGACGTTTCCGACTTGATATTGAACCCAAGCATCCCAGTTAGCGTAGGAGGACATCTCTTTCTATTAGCAACATAAAATATTTTCAGAGATTAGAATGGAAGAAGCGCAGAAGTATCCATTAAGTGATGGCGACTTACGTCGTTTACTGGGTCGTGACATCAAGATATGGAACTACCCACAACTTCAAGACCTCACCGATGCCAACGAACTGTTTGATAAGCGTGGGAGGGCCATTCTCTTGTTTCCAAACAATGGGCCTACTAGTGGGCACTGGACGGCACTCTTTCGCCGTCCTAAGATGATAGAGTTCTTTGACCCATACGGTGATAAACCAGAAGCGCAGAAGAAGGGTCTCGGAAGGAGCCGACTGGAGGAATATGATATTGAACGGCCGGACCTCACGAGGCTCTTGAGAGCCACGGGTCTGCCCGTGTATTACAATACGCACGATTTTCAGAGGGAAAGCCCCAATGTGGCAACGTGCGGCCGCCATTCTGCCGTGCGCCTGATGTATGACGACAAGGACATTGACCAATATAACGATATGATAGAAGCGTCGGGCAAATCGCCGGATGACTTTGTCACTGAGATGACTTTCAATAAGTTGCGAAAATAAATGTGTTGTTCCAGTATAGAAATGGCGTTCCGCTCTAATGTCAGATATGAAGGAACTGGTCCCGATGGTCTTCCGGACTACATCTACTTCAACGCAGACATCATCAACAATACGTCCGCAGATACGCTGGGCGCAGGAGGGAATGTCCCACCGGACCCACAGATTCGGTTCAACGAGACTCGTGATACGGCGCTCTGTCAGGACACATCCAAGTATGACTTCAGCATCATCCGCTTCACGATGGACGGTCCCGGGCTGGACTTACCAATTCTCATTCCGACGATTGAACTGGGGCAGCCAGATGTCAACAAGACGACCTACAAGATGGCCGTCTCCTACCAGCAGACTTGGAACACGAATCTTGGCCCCATTGCCTTTGCTATTACTCCTACGCCCACTTGGATTGAGTTCCTGCCAGAGAACTACAACATCTTCGTGGCCCCTGTCCCATCCCCTCCTCTTGTGACGCAGGACATCTCCACGGACTACTACTACGTCAATACCTTCACGCACTTTGTGTCAATGTGGCAGACGACAATGAGCAGCGACCCAGCCGTATCTGGAAGTCCCTCCGCCTACCATACTCTCTATACTGCTTTCGCAGCAGAGTGGGCTGCTACAGTAGGCCTGACGGACCCCTTCCCTTTTCCTACCTACGCTGACTGGTTGGCCTACGTCAATGCTCCCCAATTGACCTACGACAACAAGACCCGTCTGTTCAGTATCTTTGCTGACTCGGATGGCTTCGGCGCCCGTATCACCCCCTTCACACCCACTCCCTATGTGCCGGGCACGGCCTCTCCCCAGACCGCCCCAGTGATGCGCATCTTCTTCAACACGAACCTCTACGGCCTTCTCAACAACTTCTACTCTGACTACTGGAACACGACCAACCTTACCGCTGAGACGCCTCCCTTCCCGAATCCCGTCCCCTTTGGCTACACCTACGAAATCCTGTTCTACAACAACTTCTACCAGAATGTCGTGGATTATCGTCTTCCTCCTTACTCCGGTGTGCCTCCTCTGGGTGTTGTCCCCATCTCCAAGCAGAAGGTCTACTACAAGCAGGAGCAGGACTACCAGAGCACGGGCTCCCTCTGGTCCCCGATTGCCTCTATCGTTTTCACGACGACCCTCATCCCTATCAAGTATGAGGCCACTGGGCAGCCCAACGTCCTCGGCACTGGCAACTTGGGCGACTCGGCTCCTACCTCCCTCTCTGCTTTCCAGCCTATCATCACAGACATTGCGCTGGACACCAGCACCTCCGGTCCTGAGGCCTATCGTCAGTTCACCTACTATTCTCCCGTGGCCGAGTATCGTATGACGGACTTTGGCAACTCCAAGCAGGAGATTCGCAACATTGACATCCAAGTCTACTGGAAGAATCGTCTGGACGGCAACCTCTACCCGATTAATATGTATAATCTTTCCACGGTGAGCGTCAAGTGCCTCTTCCGAAAGAAAGGTATTGCTGGTAAGTGATTTCGTCCGCAAAAAATAAACTTACCAGATGATATACGATGAGTTCCGACATTGAGAAACTGACCGTGATGGACCCCCGCATCGTCCAGTCCCGTCCCAAGTATGGTGTGGAGAAGGGTGCCCTTAGCGTCACCAATGCGCCTTTTAACGCAATAGCCGCCTCGGCCTCCCAGCACACCTACAACATCTACGTGCCATCCGAGAACGTCTTCGTGGACAGGAAGATTCTCTGGTCCTCCACCGTCAATCTTCAGTTGCCTGTGACAGTGTTGGACCCTCCCGGCCAATTGGCAGGGCAGCCCATCTGTGTGCCCGGCCGAGACTTTTCTCTGGCGGCCCTGCCCCTCAACCAGTTGTGCTCTACTCTCTCTGCCACCATCAACGACACCACCTCCGTCATCAACTCTCAGGATGTCCTCAATCCCATCCTGCGTCTCACAGACTACAAGAAGAACCGCCTCATTCGCTCTGCGCCCACAATGCTTGACAAGTATCAGAGTTATGATGATGCTTACGGCACTCTTAATAATCCTATCGGCGGCTACAATGACTCCACAGACTACGACAATGTGCCCAACGGTGCCTTCCCCGGCCTTCAGTTCACTGACCCGCAGGGCAACCCCCTTGGCACGGCCTCCCCTGCCTTTGCTGGTGCCACATACGATTCCTCCAACGGTGTCCCCGTCTATAACCCCGCATTGGCTCCTGCCCCTGCTGCCGGTGTTCAGTCTTACCTCGTCTATGTCCGATTCCGCACAACAGAGCCTATCTGTCTGTCCCCCTTCATCTTCTCTGATGAACACGAGTGGGAGACCGGTCTCTTCGGCATCAACAACATCCAGTTGATTATGAACTTCAAATCCACCCCCTCCAGTATCATCCGCTCCTGCTCCCGTGCGGGTGTGTTGGTGGGCCCAGCGGCTTACAATGCGACTATCACTGCCTCCGCAGTCTTCCAGTCCTCTGTCCTGAACGTGACCTTCCTAACCCCCTCTCTGGATGTTCCTCTGCCACCCAAGTCAGTTGTGCCCTATATGGAGTTCCCCCGCTACATTACACAGGGCCAGACTACTGGAACACCCATCGCACCCGGCGCAGTTGGCACGGTTCAGTCCCAGACCATCACTCTGCCCCAGATTCCCGACTTGCTCATCATCTACTGTAAGCCTTCCGCATACGGCCCTTGCGATGGCGACTGGTATATGCCTCTGGCCAACAGAGCCGCTGATGGTATTGCGAACCCTCTCAGCATAAACTTTGACAACTTCTCTGGTCTCTTGTCATCCGTGACAACCGAGCAGTTGTATCAGATGTCCGTCCACAACGGTCTGGATATGGACTATGCGTCTTGGTCTGGCGCTGGACGCTCTTCGTCTACGTCTTGGAGCACCCCTGCCGTTGGAAGTGGTGGCAGTGGCCTCTCCCGAACCCAAGGTCAAATCGTGCCTTTGGTCGGTGGTCTGCTCGTGCTCAAGCCCAGCACAGACATAACCCTACAAAGCGGACAAGCACCATCACTTGTAGGCAATTTCAGTCTTCAGTTCAACTTACAAGTCAAGAACAACTCCGGTGTCGCTCAGAGCCCCTCCCTCTACGTCATCACGGCCAACTCTGGCTTCTTTGAGTCCATCCGTGGGTCTTCCCGTATCATCAAGGGTGTGCTCTCCGAGCAGGACATCATCTCGGCGCCTATGGCGTCAATGACAACTCGCTCCGAGTTGGACCGTATGGTCGGTGGCTTCTCTTGGAAGAGTCTTGGCACTGCCGTGATGAAGGCAGTTCCTCACCTCAAGGAGGCTGCTCCTCACTTGATAAAGGCCATCAAGGGCGAAGGCGTTGGCGCTGGGCCTTCCGCAGGGGGAGCATCCGGCGGCCGCAAAGGATTATCTGCCCGGTTGATGTAGATTGATTTCCAGTCCGATAAATTATGTTAAGTAATGATATAGAATGTCCGCATCATTAGTTTCCGGTGGTCTTGCGCCTTCGCAGATTGTAGTGGGCGTTGCCCCATTAGCCCGTGCTCAGCCAAACACTGCTACTGCTGGAGTCTATCAAGTCCAAGGAGGAACCAATGTTCCTAATTTGGTCATCCAGCAGCCCGGCAGTTGTGCGGCTGATACTGCTCTGAGGGTTTCCTCTTGGGCCATTGTAGAGCCATCTAATGCTACATTTGCGGACCCAACGAACGAGACACAGAGTTCCTTTGTGTTGGGGTGTGGCAACAACACTGCTGGTGGGTTCAATGAGGGGGCTTTGACTCTCTACACCTATGCGGATGGAGGTGTGAATGGCCCCGTATTCCGAGTCCCGAAGCCCAGAACAGTCGCTGGTGGTGGCGACAACGTCTTTCAACTTATTGGAGCAGACCAGACGGGTATTGCTACTATACCTCTGGGCCAACAAGTTTCTGCGGCAATCCCTAACACTTCAGTATTGAATGCTACCACTGTGATTCTGTGCTCACTTTACGGTGCCACAGAAGATGCCACTGCCGTCCGATTCTGGCCCGTTATTACAGATAGCACAAGTTTCCTGATTCATTCAAATGCCAACGCAACTGCTGCCGTCACTGTCAAATGGTTTATCGTCCGATATTAATTCTAATACATACATATAGATGTCGGCATCACTACTTACTGGAGGACCAGCCCCGGGTCCAACATCCATACAAACGATAGGGACAGTTGGTGGACTTTCTACCTCACTTGTTATTACTCAGCAGCAAGGTGCGCTACAAGGAGGAGCAGCAGTCACTGCGCTAAGTCTTCAAGAGCCTCCTTATGCGACCTATGATAGTCCTGCGAATCAAGTCCAGACGGAGTTCTTCTTTTCTACTCCGAATATTACGGCTGGTGGTATTGGAGCAGAAGGGGCTTTGTATCTGAAAGGTGCGAACGCTGCCGTCGCATCTACGATTGCCTATGCTCCAAAGCCTACCGCAACTGTGAATGGAGCCGACGGAACGAAGGGTCTTTACCTTGTGGGTCTCAGTCAGTCTGGCACTGTGACAACGGCAGGTGGGCCTCCCGCAACCGCTGCTATTCCAGTGGCAGTCGGCAATAGTGCTTTAGTTATGGCAACACCCGTCGCACAAGCCACTGGGGTATGTTCCGTAGCCGTAGCAGCAGGTGTTGCGACAATCTCCTCCGCAGCAGCAGGAGACGTGAATTGGTTTATCGTTCATCCATAATAAAATAATATCGTTCTATTTGTAGAAGGCATCCAATGGATTCTACAAAAGAACCAGTCGCAGGAGTCAAATATCAAGACATAGCAGGGAACCTTGTGGAGTATATCCCGACCATCACCCGTCTCTATGCGCCCGTGTCCGGCGGAGGATATGTGGATGTGGATTTGGCGGCGCCTATTTCCTTGCCTACCATAACACGTGAATCGCTAGATTGTTCGGGGAATACGAGTCCTTCTTCCAGTCGCCTTTTATCTTCGTTGCCCTCGCTAAATAGCGTCGGCGGTGTTCGTCTGCGGTCGGGTCGTGTGTTAGAGAGTAAAGCACGTGGTCGCCAAGCCCAACGGAGCCAAAGCGAACCAGCGTCCCATTAGCCTTGGGGATTTGTAGTTTGTGCTTGTCATCGCTACTGAAGCCCAAGTGCTTCCAAGCCAGTCCGTGCTTCTTGGCTTTGGCTTGTGCCTTCTTGAGGTAAGCCTCTGGACTTACCCCCGCATCTCGCAACTGTTTCAGGAACGTTCCGGTTGGCCGTCGGCCACCCGTAAAGTTATCCAAGGCGTGATTGGCGTAGGCCGTGTAAGCGGTTCCAACAAAGGGCACGTAGGAGATGACCTTTTCAAAGAGCCCCGGTGTCTTCTTCTTGTCCCTTACTTCTACGTTGGGAGTGAATCGTCCCATCGTCTCATACAAGGGGTCGCCCTTCTGGTAGATGCGCTGGTTGGCGATGTTGCTACGAATATCCAACGGCTGGACGGCAGGATTGTAGGAGACACCGTTGCGTAGCAGACCCAGTTTGAGGAAGGCATCCAGTATCGCACCTCCCAATGAATGACCTACACCATAGTATTGATAGGAGGAGGGAGGGTATTGATTCTGAAACTCCTTGAGGTCCCGAAGGTCCTTCTGGAACCGAGCAGACGATTGTAGTGAGTTGATGGCTATCATCGCATCTGCCTTGAGGTCTGTAGTGTCAGTAGGATTCGTGCCACGAATAGCAACGACGATGTCTCTTCCCTTCTCTCCTTTCCCTTCCTTATAGAACTTGAGAGTTGGAGTGGAACGGACGAGGTTGAATCCACCAATAGAGGAGGGAGGGTTGGGAGAGTAGGAGGCCTTCGCCATCTGCTGAAGAATATTTCTAGAGGGTATAGCCCCTCCCTTCAGTGCTTTACCTCTACCGAGTTTGAGGGATGAAACCCTCCCTCCACTCCCCGTCGCAGCATCAAGCGCATTTGGTATGATGTTCATCGCCTTCTCTGCTATAGTGCCCTTAGAATAATATTGGGACCCTTTTGGAGCAAAGGTCTTATATGCGACCTGCGCAGCCGTTCCAATTCCGGGAACCGCTTTTGCCAAGACATCTACACCAGCATCCGCAAGACCCGTAGCAAAGTCCGTGAAGCCCTTGGCGAACTTTTCCCATCCTGTGCGGTGTCGGCTACGATACAGTTCCAGACGACGCTCAAACTCGGGGCCGTCTATCTGTGGCAACTGATTACGTTCTGCCGTGCTCATCTGAAGAGGTTCCCCGTTCTCATCCAGTGTAGGCGTATAGGTCTTCTCCTCAGGATGTTCTGCTAGATAGGCTTGACGTCCTTCATCCCATTCCTTGTAGGCTTGAGCCCATTCTTGATGCTCTGCTTCTCTACGCTTCATCTCTGCTTCCTGCTCTGCGGTAAAGCCGAATCCTGCTCTCTGGAGATTTGCCTTGCGCACAATCTCTTGACGCTTGGCCCATTCGGCTTCCGTTGTTGGTTTCCCTAACTGCTTCTGCTCCCGTATCCAATAGGCCTTCTGTGCTGGGTCATCCAACATTGCCATCAAGTCCTTATACAGTTTGGTGTCTGTCCCTCCTGATGGTTTGATAGGCTCATACTCTGGAACAGTCGGAGGAGGGACTGGATATTCTCCGCCACGCATATTGACATAGAGAGCCGCCATTTGTTTCTTGGCCGTTGCCAATGGCAATGGTTCTTTGGAATGCTTACGTCCAGTTGTCTTGGTTACAACCCAATATAGGTCCTTCTTGGGGGCCTTGCGAAGTTTATAGGGCATTTCTAATCCAAGATGCGATAATTTATGGGCGAATTAATGATTTGGGCGGTAAATAAGTCGGTTTTACGCTTCTTTACACCTAATTAAACAAGTTATTGTCTAATTATGCTTACTTTGGCTATATTACTCTTAAAAAAAG